CTCCTTACGGTGACTGAACGTTAACTGGTATACGTGGTTCCCCATCCGTATAGTCGTCTCGTCTTCGTCTCCCTATTTGTTCTGCACCAAACTTCTGAACTTCAGTTTGATATTTTTGTTCGTATAATTGTAACATATCCATCGGTCCTTTTAAATAGCTAAATGCTTCTACCAAGCATGCATATAAAAGTCCATTTCCAAAATTAGTGCTAAGATAAGTTGTAGTATTTGCTGAGCTCAATCCTAAAGGTCTAGAATTGTAATGCATTTTGTACATAAATGCTGAACTAGGAGTAGGTACAATTGTAACTTTTCCTGATGAAGCGGCTCCTGCTCCTGTAGCTCCTCCAGACATTGCATAATATTTTGGAGTTCCAGTAGTAGTTTCTGCTGCATCAAATTCTCTTAAATAACTAATATCCTTCTTTTGTAACCAACTATTAGCTCCAGTTGCAGCTGTTGTTGAAGTATAAACCTGTATGCCTCTTACAAATAATGTACCTGCTGGTACATTAATGTTATCTTTTGAAGCAACTAAATTGCCTATAACTTCTTTTCTATCAGCATCAATTGGAACATCTCTAAAAATTCTTAATTCTGAATTATCTATAAACTGATCTGTAATAGTACTAGATAATACAGAAGTACCAACTTCAGTATAGTTACCAATTGCTGTTGTAAGTGTTGAATATGTAAATCCGGCCATTATTTTTTACCTTCTTTTTTCTTCCAATATTCTTTTGTATACTTAGAATCACTGGTCATAACTTCATGATATCTATCAACCATAGATGGACTAGCACTATGTTTTTTTCTTTTCATAACTTCATTCATACTAGAAATAATTTTATCTTTTTTACCTGTCTTATCTAATTTGTATACAGTATCAAAATGTTCTTCAGCATCAGTCTTCTTTTTGCTTTTTGCTAACTTACTATAGATTTGTTTTCCAACTTGGAAACTTTTATGAAATTTATTAACCATTATGCACTAAGAGTTGCTGGTCCTATTGAGACTGGAAACCCTCCTCCTTTCACGCTACCTGCTGTTGCAGTGTTTGTATCAACTGTAAAATAAAACCAATTGTCAGTTTCATCTGTGTCTCTACTACCACTAACATACTTGCCTGTAGTAATAGCATACCCAGCTGCTTTTGCAATATTGGAACCCGCTATACCATCAAAGCTGCCTGGATTACCATATCCTGCAGAACCATTTGAAACTGTTGGTGCTCCTCTAAATCTATAAGTATCTTCATTTGTTAAACCATGATCTGGTGCATATACATTTATAATTCCTGATGAAGCCGCGTACGTGGTAAATGGATCATGGGGCAATAATTGTGCTACATCATTTTCAGTTCTATCTGATCTTACATTCTCCAAAGCTTGGGCATCTCCACCATGTGGTTTTGGTTCTAATTGTGGATGCTTTGGTTCAAATTCAGATTTATGAACAAACATACCATTCCATTCTTTAACCATTTCATTATATGGAAATTCCATTCCTGATCTATCAGATATTGCTTTTGCGTGTTTTCCTCTTGCGTATGCCATTATATATTCGGATAATAATTTTTCGGAGTTATATAAGTGCTTGCTGCAGATCCGTCTTCTGACAGGGCACGTGCCAATTCATCTTCATAATAAAGTTTTAATTCTTGTGATCTCTGTGGTGTAAATTTTTGTGATAAATAAAAAGCTAATCCAGAAACTAAACAAGGCATAAATCTATATGGAGCATTTGATGCATCTGTATATGTTGCATCAAAATCTTCTAATCTTTTTACATAATAAATATGCATGTCTTTAGAAGCCGCTGTTGAGTCTGGTGTTGGATAAACTGTAACAGTAGTTTTATCTACAAATCTTTGTACAAAATATTGAGAAGGTGTTCCTTTAGATAATTTACTTGATAAAGCAGAATAAGCTGATCTTGCTATTTTAGTCATTGAAGAATCAGATTGAGTTGTCGCTGTTCTATTTTGTCTGTATGTTGCTTCTAATACATCAGCCATTCCGTAAACGCTTGCTGGAGCAGTTGTCACGGAACTTGTACCATCACCACTTGCTCTATAGAAAGTATATTCAGCTTGTCCTTCAATTAAATCAATATTACCACTTGCTACTTCCCAATAGTGTAAAGCTCTATTACCCCATTCTTGAAAAAGAACGTTAAGAGATCTTCTTGCTGTTTTTAATTGATAACCACTTACTGCTGAAATACCAATTCGCTCATAAGCTTCTTGAATAATTTCATCAACAGCAAATGTTTTATCGAACGTTACTGTTCCAGAAGTAGTATTAGCCATGCTCTACCTCCTAATCTGAATATAACTTTTTAAACTCTGCTACAATTGTATACATGTTCGCGGCATCAGCTGTGCTTGGAACAACTAAGTTAACATCACTTTCATTGGTATTTGCTGATTTGTCAGTTTTCATTCCGCCAAATTCTCTAAAGTCCCAGTAGCCTGTTCCTGTTAAACCGATAATTGGAATATCACCATCGTCGTCTTCTTCGTCTAAACGTGCGTATGAATCTCCACCATCACCACCTTGACATGAAAACCAAATTCTTTGTAACACTAAGTGTACACAAGAAGAACCTTCACTGTTTGCTGCCATTGCAGAAACATCTCCAAATACAGTTGTTGCACCTGATCCGTCTGATTGATTTACTATTTTAATGACCACTCTTGCATCATTTTCTTGCAAGATAGTTGGTCCTGTTACTGTGTCTGCCATAATCCCTCCTTAATCAAGATTACTAGATGGGGCCGAAGCCCCATCATAAGTTATTTATTATTGATCTGCAAATGCAGGTGCGTCTGCACCTTGTGAGAATCCCCAAATTAGCCAGTTAGTACTATCTTTAGCTAAAATATTAATCTCCATACCACCAAAGTCTGTAAGAGTTAGTTTTGAGTTAGAGTTTCCATCAGCATAAATAGTTACGTCATCAGCATCTGAATCATCATGAACGACACCACCAATAAAGTAATTAGCATCAGCACCTGTATCAAAGATAAGGTTTTCTGCTTCTTCTGCAGCGCCACCATAAATAAATTTAAAGTGTGCACCAGCAACTGGTGATGGTAATGTAATTGTTCTATTTGCTGTGATCGCTGGAACTACAATTAGTCTTCCACTATGTGTAGCATTAGTAAGAGTTGTATCTTCATCTCCCAATGTAACAGGTCCATCACCTAAAGTGATGATTTCAGTAATCGTTCCAGTAGATGCCGCTTTACTGACTGTTTTAAATGTATCTTCAGATCTTACTGGACCTGAAAAAGTTGTTTTTGACATAATATTCCTCCTAGAATATTTAAATGTAGTCCCTAGGGGATAGTCGACTATACGCGCCTACATTTAAGTTTGTTTAAAAATGTATAGTGATAAAAGTATATATGAATTTTTAGTAGAGTGCAAGGAATCCTTAGGCTAAAATGCAATTTCAGCGATGTGGCGTTTATCTAAGTAGCCACAGAAACTTCGGGGGCAGCATTTTGAATTGCATTTTCTCTATCTGCAATTTTAGTCTCTTCGAGTTTGATCTCTTTGATAACTTCTCTAATAGCATTATCAATTTTGACCATATTGAGAGTATATTTGCCATTTTGCTCATACTCTAACTGCCACCTCAACTCCAAGGACTTTTTCTGTTTGTACAGGTCTTGTACCATCAACAACCTCCTCATAGGTTATTCTGTTAGGAGCGTCTCTAAACATTCCCGTTGATTCCCAGTTTATACTCTTTTCTCCAATTTTGTCAAGGATGGATTTTTCAATAGATTCGGCATTATCTTCAGCTTCTACATTAAAAGAAGCATAATGATCATAAGCCCATATTTTAACTGTGAATTTTTTAAGCATTTCTTACCTTATTTGCAAAATGTGGCGGAACTATGTCCCGCCACAAATTTTATTTTGGATTACGCACCCTCAACACCGAAGATACCTCTATAGTCAGATACTCCAAATGAGTATCTTTCTCTAGCTTTGTATCTAACGTTGCCAGTATCAAAATCACCTTCCATAGCAGTTTTTAATGCTGCTCTTTGGAACATTTTCATACCATTAGGGACATCAGTAATGATGTACCAACTGTCTGTGTCAGTTAAGAAATTATTCACTCTGTATCCTTGAGGAATCATTCCCATAGACGCAACAGCGTTGATATCATTATCTGCTGTTCCAGTTCTACCTTGAGATTTCATCAATCTCTCAGCGTTGAACTGATTAGCTGAAGGAATGATCATTTTCACTCCTCTTGCTGCGACTCTTAGTCCACGTTCATCAGTCATGCCAGCAATGTCAATCAATGCTTGCTCTAATGATGTTTCGTTTAAGTCTGCTTGTGTAGTTAAAGTGTTTTTAACCGCTGTTCCGCTAACCGTTGAGTGGTTAGTTGAAAACAGAGATACACCGTCACCTGAATCGTAGCTATCCGTTGAAGGAAGACCATCAATTAAAGGTGTTACGGCTTTAACTTGTTTAGCATTAGACATAGATCTTGCTAAAGCTTTTGTATATCTAGACGCAAGTCTGTCATACAAGTTGTCTTCAATAGCTTCTTCAGTTATTGAGAATGCTAAAGCAAGTGTGTCGTGTGTGTAACGTGCAGTGTAAGTTTCTTGCGCTTCATCGTAAGCAACGCCTGAT